GGAGATAAACTAATCGTTCAAGACTTCGATATTATTTCGGAATTTTCTACTTTCATATCCAAGGGAAAATCCTTTGAAGCGGAAGCGGGTGCAACAGATGATTTAGTTATGTGTTTAGTTATTTTTTCATGGATGGCAAATCAACGGTATTTTAAAGAATTGACCGATGTTGATGTGCGTGGACAAATGTTTACCGAACAACAAAATGCGATAGAACAAGATATGGCACCTTTTGGATTCATAGATGATGGTCTGAATGATCCAACTGGTAGGAATAATTCTTTTTTTGATGACGCTGGCGTGTTATGGCAACCGGTTGAAATACGCAAGGGCGAACATTAAAAACTGCGAATATATAAATATTAGTCAAAGGGTTGAAACAAAAACTTAATTATAAGGAGAACGAATAAAATGGCATTTCAAGTATCACCAGGTGTTCTCGTACAAGAAACGGACTTAACAAATATAATTCCAGCAGTTTCAACATCAATTGCTGGGGCAGTTTTGACTGCTGAAAAAGGTCCGATAGATGAAGTAACCTTGCTTTCAAGTGAAAAAGAGTTAGTTGAAACATTTGGGAAACCAAATGGTACCAACTTTGAAGATTGGTTCACTTGTGCAAACTTCCTCCAGTACGGTAACGCTTTAAGAGTAGTTAGACCTACAATTGCTGGTCTTAAAAATGCAGGCGTGTCTGGCACGGCTGTGTTGATTAAAAATACTACTGATTATACTGATAATTATGCTAGTGGACAAGGTGCTGTGGGCAGTTGGGCTGCTCGAGAACCTGGAACACTAGGTAACAATTTAAAAGTGTCTATGTGTACTAACTCAACTGCCTTTGGACCACATTCAATGGGTGGCAATTTGCTCAGCGCTGCTTCAGCGATTGGGGCAACAACTGTTACCGTTGATGATGGCTCTCTATTGCAAGTTGGAGATATATTAGAGTTTGGAAGTGCTTCTGATTATACAGCAGCGCCTTCTGGACATTATTATAAAGTAACTGGCATCTCTACCCATGTCCTGACAATTTCAAGATTTAATTCAAATACTGGTAAAACAGAAACTGGTGGTTTACGACACGCTGTTGTAGACAATGCGAAAGTCAAAAGACATTGGGAATACTACTTTAACTTTTCACAACCAAATGGCACTACAGATGATGTATTGGCTGCTGGTGGTTCACTTGATGAAGTACATATTGTAGTATTAGACGAAGATGGCGGTATCACAGGTACGGCAGGACATATCTTGGAAACATTTGAAGGTCTTTCACAGGCTTCAGATGGTAAAAATTCCCAAGGTGGAACAAATTATTATGTTGATGTTTTATATAATGAATCAAAATACATCTACTGGATGGATCACGAAACAACTTTAGCAAACGCAGGTTCAGTAAAAACTGGACAAACATTTGATGCTCAAGGTGCGAATGATTTTACTGTATACAGTAATTCACTAGCAGGCGGAGTTGACGGCACAGCCGCACACGCACCTACTGATGCTGAATATGCATTAGGATTTGATAAGTTCGCTGATGCTGAAACAGTTGATATTGCATTACTGTTAGGTGGTAAATCACAAACTACTGCTGATGCTACTGGAGACACTAAAGCAACTAAAGTAATTGATATTGCAGAAGCGAGAAAAGATTGTGTGGCATTTATTTCACCTGCGAGAGCAGATGTTGTGAATGTAACTGATCCTATTTCGCAAACCATTAATGTCAAATCATTTGCTGATGGTTTAGCTTCATCTAGTTATGCAGTAATTGATAGTGGATACAAGTATCAATATGACAAATACAATGATGTATACAGGCATGTACCATTGAACGGCGATATCGCTGGTCTTTGTGCAAGGACTGACAATGTAGCAGACCCATGGTATTCACCAGGTGGTTTCAATCGTGGTCAAATTAGGGGTGCAGTTAAACTTGCATTTAATCCTAACCAAACACAAAGAGATGAATTATACAAAGCAAGAGTTAATCCTGTTGTTACTTTCCCTGGTCAGGGAACTGTATTGTTCGGTGATAAAACTGCTCAAGCAAAACCAAGTGCATTTGATAGAATCAATGTAAGGAGACTTTTCATTGTTCTTGAAAAAGCGATTGCTACTGCTGCTAAATTCCAACTCTTTGAGTTCAATGATGAGTTCACAAGAGCAGGGTTTAGAAATTTAGTAGAACCGTTTTTGAGAGATGTACAAGGCAGGCGAGGTATAACTGACTTTGCTGTTGTTTGTGATGATACAAACAATACTGGAGAGGTAATAGACAGAAACGAATTTAGGGCTGATATCTTTATCAAACCTGCTCGTTCTATTAACTTCATAACACTTAACTTTGTCGCTACCAGAACAGGCGTTGCCTTTTCTGAAGTAGCAGGCGCTTAACAGATAGAGAGGGAGAATAAAAAATGGCAAACATTAATGATTTTAAATCTCGTCTAAAAGGCGGCGGCGCAAGAGCCAATCAGTTTAAGGTAACTTTACCTTTCCCTGGATTTGCAAGCGTTGGCGGAGAAACGAGTGATATGGCATTCTTATGTACCGCAACTAGTACACCAGCTTCAACTGTTGCTGATGTTGCTGTTGCATTTAGGGGTAGATCCCTTTATGTTGCTGGTGACAGAACATTTGATACTTGGTCAACAACAGTATTGAATGATACAGACTTCAAAATATATCGAGCAACTGAAAGATGGTTAAACGGCATTAACAATATGACAGACAATGAGGGGTTAACAAATCCTTCTGACTATCAAGTGGATGCTTTTGTAGACCATCTGGACAGAAACGGTGCAACTTTAAAGTCTTGGACTTTTAGAGGGTTGTTCCCAACTGCATTACCAGGAATTGCATTAAACTATGGCACAAATGACGCTGTAGAAACTTTTGATGTAACTTGGAGATATCAGTATTTTGAAACAGATACTACTACATAAACAAAAAAGTTATTAAAGGAAATATAATATGGTACAACTATTGGGATTCCAAATAACGAGACCAAAAAAGGAGACGGACAGTAAATCTACACAAGCATTTACTGTTCCTTCTTCTGATGACGGCACAACAACTATATCTGCTGGCGGATATTTCGGCCAATACTTGGATATGGATGTTACTGCTAAAAATGAAGAAGGTTTAATAAGACGATATCGGGAGATTGCTCAACATCCAGAATGTGATATGGCAGTTGAAGATATCATCAATGAGGTTATTGTGTCGGATGAAAGAGATTCATCGGTATCAATTTCCCTAGATAAACTAGGAATTTCTGATAATATTAAAACAAAAATTCGTGGAGAATTTGATGAGATTTTAAGTTTATTGAATTTTGATGAAAAAGGTCACGATATTTTTAAGCGATGGTATATTGATGGAAGAATATACTTCCATAAAGTAATAGACCCAGCAAGTCCTCGTAAAGGAATAACAGAACTACGGTATATTGATCCACGGAAGATTAAAAAGATTCGTGAGATTAGTAAACACCGTGATGTTCAAAGAAAGGGAGTTGAAGTTATAGAGGAAACCGCAGAGTGGTTTGTCTATAATGAAAAAGGCATTCAAGGACCAACATCTAATGTTGGTGTTAAGATTGCTGCTGACACTATTACATATGTTACCTCTGGTGTTATAGACCAGAATAAAAATTTAGTGATGAGTCATTTGCATAAAGCAATTAAACCTGTTAATCAATTGCGAATGATTGAGGATGCTGTTGTTATTTACAGAATAGTAAGAGCACCCGAAAGAAGAATTTTTTATGTTGATGTAGGTAATTTACCTAAAGTAAAAGCGGAAGCATACCTTCGGGATGTAATGGCAAGATATAGAAATAAACTTGTCTATGACGCTTCAACTGGAGAGATTCGGGACGACAGAAAACATATGTCTATGCTCGAAGATTTTTGGTTACCTCGTAGAGAGGGTGCAAAAGGTACCGAAGTTTCTACATTAGCAGGCGGACAAAATCTTGGTGAAATTTCTGATGTTCAATACTTTCAAAAGAAATTATACAAAGCATTGAATGTTCCTATTTCAAGAATGGAATCAGAAAATGGTTTCAATCTTGGTAAGGCAGCAGAAATAACTAGAGATGAAGTAAAGTTTACAAAGTTTGTCCAACGATTACGAAAAAGATTTACACAAGTCTTTAACGATATTCTAAAAACACAACTTGTTTTAAAGGGTATTATTGTTATAGATGATTGGGCAAAGATAAAGGAACATATACAATATAGT